CTGATGGATCTTTCTCATTTGAGTGGGATCCTAAAGATGATCGTTGGAAATGGATGAATAACTTGACAGATGACCAGATCAAGTCTATTATCGAGGAAGGAATTCAAAAACAAGCATTTCTAGAGGAACTCGCAAATGAATACGACCTATGAGTCGCAACGAAAGGAACGACTCTCTGATGTAATCTTTGATTATCTTCAAGATGAGGACACCAGTCCTGAAAAACTCTACACTGATATTCGAGAAGAGATTATCAATGCTCTGGAGTACTTTGAAAAATACGCTGACAGGTGCCGTCGTGCTCGGGATTTGATCACGGATGACTTCTTCCCCACCAATAGTGACTATAAAGAACATTGTTACTATGATTCGGAGTCTGAAGGTAGAGACTTCTATAACAACGACACGCATCCAGAAATTTCACCACCAGATCTTACTGATGCACGTATTCAGGCCACATCTCCTTTCAATGATGGTTGGACCCAAGAGTTTTACCGAGAACAGATTGCACGAAACGATCCCGATCGAATTGATTACAAGGATCCTTGGATCTATGAGTCCCCAGATGGAGGAGAGACCATCACCAAACGTAAACCAGGGTCTCTGGAAAAGTATCCCATCACTCGGGATGAAATTAACGAACACTACAAAAATCTTGGAAACGCTGACTAATGCTATCTACATCCGTAAATGAATCTCTGACTGACGCAGAACAATCACTTAGGAATGCTCTTGCTTTTGCTGCAAGAGGTGAACGCCCTTTGGTCTGCACCACAATCGCAGACATGATTTCTAAGATTGAGAGTCTAAAGTCTACAGACGAAATCTTGGACAAACTTGAAAATCGTAAGGAAGGGGATTCTGGATCCTTTGGTTCTTGGTTTGAATAGATAGTATGTTGTTGCATAGTTAGCTTATGGATCTTCCCATAACGCCTAATCAAACAATACTAGTTTTAAATTCAAGTTACGAACCCATAAACTTCACCAGTTGGCGAAGAGCGATAGTCTTATTACTCAAGGAGAAGGCACATGTCCTCTCTGGTCGAGTAATAAGACTTTTAAATTATGTACGTTTGCCATTATCCAAGATCATGAGTATTACTCCATCCCGTGCAATGATCTATAAAAGAGATCATAATACATGTCAATATTGTGGATCAAAATCGAAACTCACTATTGATCATGTGCTCCCACGTTCAAAAGGAGGAGACAACTCATGGGAGAATCTGGTAGTTGCCTGTTCTTCGTGTAATACGAAAAAAGGTGATAGACTACTAGAACAAACCAACATGAAACTATCATGTCAACCTAGGGCACCAATCAATAAAATGGTATTCGATTTGAATCATACCAAGGTTGATGAATGGAAGGAGTATAATTACTCTTAACATGATCCCAAAGAAAACATTAAGAACACTAGATAGTACAATGTTATGTGTTATGATTTGATCATAACCAAGGAGGCACCCCAATCATGACTCTTCCAAACGAAGGTAAAAAACTCGATGACAACGAGATTTACAGCATCAATAATGCAGTAAAACAAGCAGGCATCACTCAAATTCATCCAGAAAAGATGGAAGCGTGGGGTGATCATCTGGTATCACAACTTAAAAAAGCCGAGGAAGAGGAAGATGTCATGAAATATGCAAAAGGTTGTGGTAAACACTGGAGAACATCTGGACCATTATCCGATTGATGTGGTAAACTCTAAATATGGCATTATCATTAGATAAATGAAATTTAAACTTTATACAAAAAAAGATTGCCCGTATTGTTATCGCGCTAAAACCGCGATTGAACTTTGTGGCCATGAATTAGATGTAGTCACCCTGGATGAAGACTTTAGTAGACTCGAATTTTATGATAAGTTCGGTCAAGGAAGTACTTTTCCTCAGGTATTAATGGAAGATAAACATCTTGGGGGATGTGTTGAAACCATTCGTTATCTACGTCAACTAGAAAGAAATTCGGTATCCTAATATGGATAAGCCCCAAGGACTCCACATAAATAGAGGTGTGGAATTACTATTAAGAAGAAGGAGGAGGGAACCGCCTGAAGAACCAAAAACATTTGAACTTAGTTTTGGTAAGATGGTTTCTCTCTTCAAAAGAGAGATTCATGTTACACTAGACTTTTCATTCGATATAAGAAAGAAAGTAATCTCTCGGAGGTAGGGCCATGACAGCGCCAATTATTGCCATTTATTGTATGGTAACACTTATGTTCTTAATGATCGGTGGTATCATCGGTTGGTTGGCCAAAGAACACGTATTATTCACCACTCCACAACAAGTTTTCGCTCATCCCGAAATGTTCGATGAGAATGGTCAGATTATTCCTGATGAAGTAATTGCAGTACGATTTGAAAATAGCTATGACGACTACGAAGAAGACGACGACTAGAACTCCTCGTAAAGCCGCAACACCTAAACCTGCGGCTAAGAAGACTACGACTCGTAAACCAGCGAAACCTAAAGTAGAGAAGATTACTCTAACACCAACTTCATTGGTTCATGATATCTTCTCTGCCATTTCCTCGGAGAGAACCAAGGCAAAGAAACTTGAAATCCTGAGGAACTACAACGAGAACTTTATTAAAGCGGTTCTAATTTGGAATTTTGATGAGACTATCATCTCTGTTCTCCCAGAGGGAGAAGTTCCAATTCAACAAAAAGAAAACGCAGATAAGAATCCTAATTCCAATATTCGCAAAGAGTGGGATAAGTTCTACAACTTTGTGAAGGGTGGAAATGATGGGATGTCTCGTCTCAAAAAAGAAACCATGTTCATTAATATCCTTGAGCAACTGCACCCTGGTGAAGCAGAGGTTGTTTGTCTCGCAAAGGATAAAAAACTTGATACAAAATACAAACTGACTCGGGAACTTGTTTCCGAAGCATATCCAGACATCACTTGGGGAAATCGTTCGTAATGGGAAAAGGGATCAACATTATTCAGACTAACTGCGATAAAACTGCTGCAGAAGATAAAAGTCTCCCTCGGAATGCATACTTGGTAGTATATTCCGAGGATGGTGAAGAAAAATTTGACATTGTTTGTGGTCTACAAGTTGACATTTTTGACCACTATCACGACCATAATAAACAAGTGAGGGCTATCGAATGGACGGACGGGACGATCAACCCGAAGTTTTGGGGTTACCAAGCAAAGGATTCGGGAAAGAAAAAAAAGTAGTAAAGGGTGATCTGAACCTTACCATCGATGTCGATGAACTGCACAAAAAAGTGCGGAAGGAATATAAGAAGATCAAAAAATATATGAACTCATCCATATATACTGTTGCTATGATGGATGGTAACGAGAAGATTGTTACCGATTTGCTCAAGGAACAGGAGGATGGGTAATCATTACCTTTTAAATCTATATGGTTGCAGTTTCAATAGTCTTAATAATGAGGAATACTTAAAAGACCTTATTGAGACTGCTGCGTTATGCAGTGGTGCAACCATTTTACAGATGATTGGAAAAAGTTTTCAACCGCAGGGTGTCACCATTATTGGTCTCCTTGCGGAAAGTCATATCAGTATCCATACGTGGCCCGAGAAAGGTGAGGCTGCGGTGGATATTTTTACTTGTGGGGATTGTTTGCCAAAGATTGGTTGTGATATTATTATTGAACAAATTCAATGCAATAGACATACCCTCCAACTTATTAAAAGATGAGAAACAAATCCCATAGATATACCTTTTCTTCGGAACCTCTATTCACTATTCCTCTCTTTAGTGCTGATTTGTCTCTGGACAATGAAACCATCCTTGACTATTGCACAAACTTGTGGGATAGGGATACTGGTCGGGATGTCAGTAATTCTGGTGGTTGGCAATCTAATGATATTCCAGTCTTACCTGAAGAACTAGAAAGACTCTTTGTGGATATTCATACATTTGCTGAAGAATGTTGCAGGGAACTTGAAATATCACCAGTAAAAGTCTATAATATGTGGGTCAATATTAATCAATATAAAGATTTTAATTGGCCACATGATCATTCCGACTCTGCTCTTGCTGGGGTTTATTATGTGAAAACTCCAAACAATTGTGGAGATATTGCATTTGAACATCCTGTAGAAGATAAGATGACTATCATGCCTTCTGTGGAGGGTAGACTTTATATCTTCCCTGCTTGGTTACGACACCGAGTTAATCCAAACATGAGTAGAGAAGAGAGAGTTTCTATCTCTTTCAATCTAGACCACTAGAATAAATACACCAGAAAGAGGACTACTATGCTTTCGACTGCTTATCGTCTCCGACTAGAATCTATTTGTAGATGTATTGCCAACAAGGAACAAGTTCCTTTGGAAGATATGATCTGGGCAGAGAAACTCGCCAAGAGACATACAACTGCTAGAGACTGGCTAAACAAAGCACGTCGTCATGCTGCTCAAAACATTGAAGAGGGCACCATGGATGATTTTATGAATAAGATGGGACTAGGAGATCCAGATCCATCCAATTATAAAACAGGATTTGATGGTGCAGATGATATCAATGAGTGGTTCGGAAGGGATAAACCTGATGACTGGAGACAACGTGACTGATGAGAATTGTCCATGACAACTCCATTTCCAAGTCTGATTGTGATTTCATAATTCAAGAATATGAAAGAAGGGGCCCTTCTGATAGATGGTGTAACTCCGATCACTTAACCTTTAGACCAAAAAATTTCTCTGAAAACCAGAGGATGCTTGATATACTGAATAAAATTGCCAGTGTAACTGGTTATGATATTGATTGGGGAGAAATCGTAAAACGACCCCCAGGAACAGAGCATCCAAAACATTTGGATATTGCTGAGGAATCTACAATCTTTTCTTCAGTAACATACCTGAATGATAATTTCACTGGTGGTGAAACATATATTGTTAATGACATAACTCTCAGAAAACATGTTCAAGATCTTAGTGTCAAAATTTCTCCTAAAACTGGAAGAACATTATATTTTGATGGGAAACAATACGAACATGGAGTTACTGAAGTAAAAGATTCTCATAGATACACACTAGCAATCTGGTATAAAAAACATGAGTCAGTTTGAAAAGATTACTCCTGAGACATATGAAAAAATGAATGAGGAATTTGAAGAGGAGGGGCTTGCTTTCCGAATAAATATTCCTACTCAGGAAGAAATCGATGAGTGGAGAAAACGTGGACAACAAGGAGATTCCATGGTGGAAACTACATGAAATCGCTGACCAACTTAATGGTAAATTGAATCACATTACCTGTGTAGACCACACTGGTAAAACTTGTAAAAGAATTGTAATCGAGTACACGGAGGAAACGAAGTAATGGAAGCCGTAATCTATTCCAACGGAAATCAGGAATGCGAACGTGCTAAAGTTCTGTTAGAAAAACTCAACTTCCAGATTCAAGTATATAAATTAAACCAACACTTCTCTGAAAGAGGTTTTGTAGAAGAGTTTGGTGAAGAGGCAGAATACCCACAAGTTAATATCGGTTTCAGACATGTTGGTGGGTTAAAGGAAACGTTAAACTACTTCAAACAACATAAACTACTATGAATCCAGTAATCCTAATTGCTTGTTTTTCGCCCCTTGTAGTGATTTGGATTGTAATGAAAGTGGCCGTTTGGTTCTACGCAGTCAACGACGAACAAAAGTATGTCAGAGAAGAATCCAAAAAACCCCATGGACCCTATCTGGCAGATGCATATGCAGATGTTGATGAAGAGGAAGAAGGTGATTGAAATCTCTGAAAAAATTGACAAATCTCTTTTTGAGTATTATTCTGAGATAGGAAAACCAGTTCCAAAGTGGAGACTGAAGAAAGACCCCGACTGGTGGACAAGGTATCTCGATGATTTAGGAATAGACCCCCGTAATCCATGAACATTGTTGTAGTAGGTGGTGGAACCTCTGGGTGTATATCTGCACTGATTCTTAAAAAAAGGTTCCCACAATATGATATTCATATAATTGAATCATCAAATATCGGTACCATTGGAGTGGGAGAAGGTTCCACTGAACATTGGACCGATTTTTGTGATTATGTAGATATCGATATGGGAGATGTACTCCGAGAGTGTGGTGCAACATTCAAGATGGGAATCCTCTTTGATAAGTGGGATGATGAACCATTCATGCACTCTCTACTATCAGATACCTGTAGAAATGAACACGGATACTACTACACATATGCACACCAGATTGTAAACAACTATCCTAAGAGGGATATGCAATCTGAATATGTTTGGAATAATGAGTGCCCTGACGATGGATTTGAAGTCCGTCAGTTGCACTTTGATACTAATAAACTCAATAAGTTTTTACACAAAAAATGTTTTGAACATGGTATCAGTGTTCATGTTGATGATATCAAATACGTTCATGTTAATGAAGGTATTGAATATGTAGAAGGAAATAAAAGATATTATGCTCATGTATTCATTGATTGTACGGGATTCCGAAGACTTCTGATTAGTAAACTGGGTGTAGGTTGGAAATCATATAGTGAGTATCTACCTTTAAACTCTGCAATCACCTTTCCCACTGCAGAACAAAAAGAATATAACATGTGGACTAAGGCAACTGCCTATGATGCGGGATGGGGATGGACTATTCCAACCAGGGATAGAACTGGAAACGGATATGTTTTCTGCGACAAGTTCATCACTACTGATGAAGCTAAGGATGAGATGCGAAAACATCATGGTCAGTACATCCGATTCGGTAAGGAATTCAAGTTTGATCCTGGACGTGTAGAAAAATTCTGGGAACGTAATTGTATTGCTGTTGGTCTTGCTGGTAGTTTCGTTGAACCATTGGAAGCATCATCTATTGGATCAACCATCCAACAGGTATTCGCTCTTACTCAGATGTTGCCTTCCTGGAGTCAAGATAGATACAATAAGGTTGTAATTGATATATTTGATAACATTGTTGACTATATCGTTGCAC